GATATGTCAGAAATAGTGAAAGGAAAGCACGGAGGTTATAGACCGAATTCAGGCAGACCTAAAAGATTAGATGAAATACAAATAATTGAGAAACTTGCACCACTTGAACCTTTATTCTTTGCAGCACTAAAAGAAAAGCTTGAAGCAAAAGACATGAAGGCATTGGAGTTATATTCAAAATATTATTTAGGCGAACCATTAAAGAGAGTACAAACAACAGTAGAAGGAAATTTAACTGGATTATCCGTTGAGATAATCAATCGATTGACTGATGAATCCGAAAATACAAGTAAGTAAGGTCTTTGATATATTGCAGAAATCCGATAAGAGAATTACCGTAATGCAAGGTGGTTCCAGAAGCGGTAAGACATACAACATAATGATATGGCTTATCGTTAATTTATTGCAGACACAAGGCAAGACATTGTCAATTGTCAGGCAATCACTACCAAGTATAAAGGGATCAGTTCTAAGGGACTTCATTGAGATATTATTAAAGCTAGGCATCTATTCTGAGGCTGACCATAATAAGACAGAACAAACATATAATTTGAATAATAATCTAATTGAGTTTGTTAGTGTTGACCAGCCACAAAAGATAAGAGGTCGAAGGCGAAATATGTTGTTCATAAATGAGGCCAATGAGTTAAGTTATGAGGCATGGATACAGCTTACAATGAGGACTGAAGAAAAGATTATTCTGGATTATAATCCATCTGATGAATATAGCTGGATATATGACCAGGTAATACCAAGGCAAGATGCTGATTTTTATATTACGACATATAAAGACAATCCATTTTTGCCAAAAGATTTGATAAACGAAATTGAAAGATTGAAAGATGCTGATGCCAATTACTGGCAAGTGTATGGACTTGGTCAGAAAGGAAATCAACTAAATACGATTTATACGCATTGGTTGATGTGTGATAAGATGCCTGAAGGAGAAACGATATATGGACTTGACTTTGGATACAATAACCCATCAGCAATGGTGAAGGTTGTTTTTCACGATGGATCAGCTTTTGTTGAAGAAATACTTTACGAAACTAAACTGACCACAAATGACTTGGCTGAAAAGATATTGTCTTTGAATATATCACAGTATGATGAAATCTTTTGTGATAATGCTGAACCAAAAACGATTGAAGAATTATGTCGGTGCGGACTAAATGCCAAACCAGCAAATAAAGATGTTACTGAAGGAATCAAGAAAGTAAAATCAACACCATTGAATGTATTAGGTACTTCAATTAATTTGATTAAGGAATTGCGTAATTACAAATGGAAAACTGATAAGAACAACAAAAAGCTTGATGAACCAGTAAAGTTCAATGATCACTTAACGGATGCAATGCGATATGCTATATATACTAAACTAAATTCGCCACAATTAACTTGGGGTGTTATATAATATGGGAATAATAGACAAATTTATAGATGGTTATTTGCAAAGGAAAGGAATCAATCCTTATCCGAAAACACAACCAGCAATACAAGGAATCAACAATTCAATTTTACAAAATTATAGCAATGCTGCATACATTACCGAAGGATACTTGGGTAATTCTGATGTATATAGCATTGTAACTTTTTTGGCAAAGAAAGCTGCATCAATTCCTTGGTATGTTTACAAAATGGAAAACGGAGAAAAGGCACGAACTGCACATCTTCGTTATAAACATTTAGTAAAGGGAATGAATAACAAAGGTGCATTTGAACAAGCTATATTGGCTCGTAAATCTGCTTATGAAGAAAATATGGTGATGGATTCTCCATTAGCTAGATTGCTTGAGAATCCTAACAAGGGACAATCTCAGGATCAGTTCTTGCAGAATCTATTTGGTTATAGGATATTGAGCGGTGAGGGTGATATATATGGAAATGATGGCGGTGTTAAAGGAGGTAAGTTTGTAGAGTTGAATGTATTGCCAACGCAATATATGGACATCTATCCAGACCCAAAAGATATTTACGGAATATTAGGATATAAGCTTATGGTTGGCAGTGGTCTTGATTTGCCATTGGATCAGGTGTGTATGTGGAAAAGCTGGAATCCTGATTTTAACAATGATACAAGGTCGCATCTTAGAGGTGTGTCGCCTTTACAATCTGCTTATAAGATATTAAGGATGTCAAACAATGCAGCTGATGCATCTGCTTCTATGGCTGCCAATGGTGGAGCAAAGGGAGCATTGGTACCAGTACCAGTTGCGAATACAATCCCAAAGGTAACACCTGAACAAGCAAGCGAGATACAACGATTGATATCTGATAGGATTAACGGAACTGGCAATAAGGGAAACATTGGCATAATGCAATATCCTTATGACTTTTTGAACTTTGGATTGAGTTCAGTTGATATGGAATTGATTAAGGCAATGCAACTTACTTTGCACCAATGGTGTAGGGTATTTGGTTTGCCAATTGTACTTTTTGATACTGATACGGCATCATATAACAATTATCAAAATGCAATGCGTGATTTGATTACAAATACCATTGTGCCTTTGTGTTGTGAATTAAGGGATGAACTTAATAAGTGGTTGTTACCAAGGTTTAATGAACTAGGTGTATATATTGATTTTGATATTACATCATTGCCTGAAATGCAAAAGGATTTGGAACAAATGGTTAACCAGTTAAGAATGGCTGAATGGTTGACATTTGATGAAAAAAGATCAGCAATGAACTATGAAGAAAAGGGTGGTGCATATCAATACAGTTATGTTAACCAGGGATTGATTCCACTTGAACAAGTAATGATGGATTTAACTGTACCAAATGATAACAGCAACAACAACGGATTGGGAGATATGGGAAATGGTGATGGATCGGTTTCCGAAGATTCCAACGGAGAGAACTTGTAGAACTGAACAAGCTATGAGAATAGCTGCAAGGAATAGTTATAAACAAAGATTAACTGATGAACGCGAAGCAAAGAAAGGAATACTGGGTGAAAGTGGAACGCTTACGCAAAACATTGGAGAATAAATATGATAATGGTGTTATAAAGTCAATACAAAAACAATTTGATAAATTTGCAAGGGATGTAAAGAATTATGGCACATCTGCTGCAATTAGTCGGTTGGCTTTGGATGCTTGGAATAAGGAATTATATAAGGTCTTTGAACAAATGTATATGGAATCAGCGGTTATATTTGGAAATGCTACATATAGAGCATTGAAGATACAAGCAAATCAAAAGGCGGACACTTTTGGTTTCAATCGTGAATGGACAAATGAGGTGCTGAAGTTTCTTGCAACAAAAGGATTTGAACTTGTTAGTATGATTACGAAAACAACAAGGGACAAACTGATAGCAATTGTTGAGCAAGGCATAAATGAAGGTCTTGGTGTTGATGATATTGCAAAGTTGATTCTTGCTGATGATACAATCGGTTATGTGGCATTTAGGGCAGAAAGGATAGTTAGGACTGAGGTAATGAGAGCAAGTAATATTGCTGCCATGAATGGAGCAAAGGCACATAAGTTTGAAGTTGACAAGCAATGGATCAGTGCGAGGGATAGTAGAACGAGGAGAATTCCAGATGATGAATTCGACCATGTTGAAATGGATGGTGTTGTGGTTGACTTTAACGAGCCTTTTACTTCTACTGGAAAGAAAGGCGAACCAGTAGTTGCAATGCAACCAGGGGATTTGTCAGCACCGGCTGGGTTTACAATCAATTGCAGATGTGCAGTTGGTTTTATACCAAAAAGAGACAATAACGGTAATTTGATATTTAAACCAAGGCTTAATGCCGCAACGATAGATTAATATGCCGATATATAGATGCGATAATGGTAAATACAGAATAGGTGAAGGTGAATGTATGTACGAATCAGAACAAACAGCACAATCAGCTTATGTAGCATATTTGGCACAAGAAGAACAAAATAATAAAAATAATAAAAACAAAAAAATTATGATATACAATTATAAATCTTTTGACTTACAAGTTAAAGATGTTGATGCAAAAAATGGTGTTGTTGCTGGTTATTTTTCAGCATTCGGGATGGTTGATTCTGATGGTGATATCATTATGCCTGGATCATTCAAAAGGTCTATTCAAGATTGGGGTGTCGAAGGTAAGCAAAGAATTAAGCATCTATTAAATCACAATCCATCACAGCCATTGGGTAAATTAACTGTTTTAAAAGAAGATAGTTATGGCTTATATTACGAATCGAAAATTGGCACACATCAACTAGGTAAGGATTTTATTAAGATGGTTGAAAGTGGACTAATTGGTGAGCATTCAATTGGATTTAAAACACTTCGTGAGCAAAAAGGTAGTGATGCAAATGAGATACATGATGTTATGCTATTTGAAGGTAGTTCACTAACGGCTTGGGGTGCTAATGAGAATACACCACTGATTGGTATGAAAGGAATGAAAAATATGGATAAAATACAAGATCAGATAAAGGCTTTTGAAAAGTTTATTCGTGATTCAGATGTTACTGATGAAACGATTGATTTATGTTTAATTAAAGTGAAACAACTTGCACAAACAGTTGAGCAAATGCAGACAAGTAGCACCATGGCAGCGGAAGCACCATTGCAGCAAAAGGATGATAGCAAAGAGTTTGAGCAATCTCTAATAAGTATAATTAATAAATTCTAAACAAAATGGAAAATTTGAAACAATTTGAATCTGCACTTGAAGCCAAGTTGGCAGAGCAAAAAGCTGAAGTAGCTTCAGTAACTGAAAAAGCTACAAAACAATTTGAAAGTAAAGTTGACCAAATCAACGAAACACTTTTGAAAACAAATAAGAGTGTTGAAGAAGCAAGGGCTGAAGTTCTTGAAGCTAAGGCTGCATTCGGTAGAATCCAAGCTGGTGCTGAAAAGAAAGTTGCTGGTTCTTATGCTGAACACATTATGGACATCAAAAATGGTATTGGTGCATCTATTGAAAAAGGATGGAACGATATCAAATCGGCTGCAAGAGGTAAAGGATCAGGTTTCGCAGCTGATCTTGATTTGAAAGCAGTACAAGTAATGACCGAAGGTACAAACCTTACTGGTAGTATTTATGTATCATATGCTGACAATGCGAATATGCGTTCTTATGTTAACCCACATTTGCGTTCAGTATTTAACATCCTACCAGTTTCAACTGGTTCAGTATCTTTCCCAAGGGGTAATTCACCAGTTGGTGAAGGTTCTTTCGGTAAGCAAACTGAAGGTTCAGGTAAGGCACAAGTTGATTACGATGTAACAGTAGTAAATACTGCATTGTCTTTTATCGCTGGTTATTCTAAAGTTAGCCGTCAGATGGTTGATGATTTGCCTTTCCTACAAGCTTACTTGCAATCTTCATTGGTTGAAGATTTCCAAAAAGCTGAAGATACATATTATCTGAATGCAATCGCATCAGCAGCAACTGCTGGTTCAACTTCTGAAACTGCAACAGCAGCGAAGTTTGTTGACTATGTTGCACAACTTGGTGCATTGAACTGGAACGCAAACCTTATCCTTACCACATTTGCTGGTTGGGCGAATGTTCTTAAAACATTGCCAAGTGGTGGTGCATATAGTGTACCTGGTGGTATCACTATTGACAACAATGGTAATGTAAGAATCATGGGTATTCCAGTTGTACCACATTCTTTGGTAACTGCATCTAAAGCTTATGTTATTGACACAAGCAAGTATGCAATTGCACAACAAAGTGGTCTTTCTGTTAGATCAACTGAATTTGACCAAGATGACTTCATTAAGAATCTTATCACTTTCCGTTGTGAAGCAAGATGTGAATTGCTACAATTCCAGCCAACAGCTGCAATATACGGTGCAATCTAATTATAGATATAACCGAAAGGGGGTGAAAATCCCCCTTTTTTTATTTTATGCCATATTCATTTGACTATTTTAAAAACGATGTAAAGTATCACATAATGAAGAACATTCCGCATTATGCGAAAGTTCTTGATGTTGGTGCTGG